CTACTTATGAAGAACCACCCTTCGATGTTATTGGATAAATTATGTTAAATCCGTTCTTCCTTCAAGGCTCTAAAACAGAACAAAATCTTATACAAGACTTGATAAATGAGTCTATCCAAATCCATGGTGTTGATGTATATTACTTGCCTAGACAATACCTAACAAAAAGAACGGTTGTAAGAGAAGTTATTGAATCCAAATTCTCTATGGCTCTTCCTATTGAGGCATATATTGATACTTATGAAGGATATGAAGGAGCTGGTGTACTTTTAAGTAAATTTGGAATTCAACCTAATACTGATCTAAGCTTAATTATATCTAAAGAGAGATATGAAAACTATATAACTCCTCTAATAAAAAATATTCCAAATATAGAACTTCCAGATAGACCTAGAGAAGGTGATCTAATTTGGTTTCCTTTAGGTGATAGATTGTTTGAGATAAAATTTATAGAACATGAAATTCCATTCTATCAGCTACAAAAAACTTATGTTTATAATTTAAGATGTGAGCTATTCCGATATCAAGATGAAATAATTGATACTGGGTTTGATATTATTGATGATAATATCAAAGATATTGGCTATATTGAAGTTTATAATATGATTGGTATAGGGTCCCAAGCTTCAGCCACTGCATCTATAGTCAATGGTGGAGTTAGATTTGTGACTGTTACCAATAGAGGTGATGGATATTCTTCTGCTCCTATAGTTAATTTCTCTGCTTCTGGGCTTGGTGTAACTGCAACAGGTATAGCCACAATGATTTCAGGAATTGTGGATTTATGTGAACCAGATGAAACCCTACTCAGGGTTCAGGGTGTCCAACTAACAAATTCAGGTTTTGGATATACTGTTGCTCCAACAGTTTCTTTTGTTGGTGGTGGCGGTGCCGGAGCCCAGGCTACAGCGGTGATAGGTAATGGTATAGTCGGAATCGTAACTATTACTAGTGGTGGTTCTGGGTACTCCACTACTCCAAATATAAGTTTTGTGGGAATTGCCTCTACGTCAGCAAAAGCCATTGCAATACTATCTAATGGTATTATATCTGAAATAAGAATTACTGATGCTGGTCTAGGATATACAACCTCCCCCCAAATTATAATAGATGCTCCATATAGTTCTGGATTTGGAACATACTTCTATAATGAGGAAGTTGTTGGAAGTGCTTCTAGTATAACAGCTAGAGTAAGGCAATGGGATGCAGTCACACTAAAATTACAGTTGTCCAATACTTCAGGTAGATTTATTCCAGGTGAATTAATAGTTGGACAAGAATCTGGTGCAAGTTATCAGATACTTCAATCTCAAGAAATGTTGACAGTTGATGAACAAGAAGAACAAGGTCTAATAGTAGATAAGTTTATACAGAATAATGATATACAAATAGCTGCAAATGAAATACTTGATTTTAGTGAAAGTAATCCGTTCGGTACACCATAATGTTTGAACACTTTTATTACGAGGCAATAAGAAAAACTGTAATTGCTTTTGGAACTCTATTTAACAACATCTATATTAAACACAAAAACAACGAAGGTAATGTAGTTTCTACTACAAAAGTAGCATTTGGCTATGGTCCTACTCAAAAGTTTCTTGCTAGATTAGAGCAATCTCCTAATCTCAGTAAACCTATCCAAATAACGACACCTAGAATGTCAATGGAGATTGTTGGACTTTCTTATGATCCAGCAAGAAAAGGATCAACAATGAGAGGGTTTGTTGCAAAAGATTCAGAAAATAAACCACAAAAATCTTATTTACCAGTACCATATAATTTGAATTTTGAGTTAAGTATTTTTACTAAACTTGAGGATGATATGTTCCAAATTGTTGAGCAAATTATACCTTATTTTCAACCACATTATACAATCACTATAATCGCTGTAGAAGAAATAGAAGAAAAAAAAGATATAAAATTTACTCTTGATAATATTTCAATGACTGATAATTATGAAGGTAATTTTGAAACAAGAAGAGCCCTTATATGGACTTTAAAATTTACTGCAAAAACTTATATATTTCTTCCAGTATCTACTAATCCCGTTGAGTCTAGTATTATTAATAAGGTTACAATTGGATTTGCTGCTGGTAATGATTCTTCAACTATATCTAATGATATTGATATTTTAGTTGAACCGAGAGCAACTAAAAATTATACTGGAACCGTTGTTACTAAACTTTTAGTTGATGTAACTACAGATACTAAATTTATAAAAGTAGAAAATAGTAATAGTTTATCCGAAAAAACTTTTATTCAGATAAATGAAGAAACTCTGTATATTGAGGATATAAATGGTAGTGATATAAAGGTAACAAGAGGTCTTTTTGGAACTCCTTCTCAATTACATGTTTCTGGTTCAGATGTATTAAATATAACTACTATAGATAATAGTTTAATACCAATTAATGAGCCTTTTGGGTTTGTTTCTATTTTTGAGTAATTATGGCAAATACTAAAAAGTTTAAAGAATTAAATAATGCTTTTGATATAGAGGTTGAAAGTGAAATAGTTTCATATCAAGTTGAAGAAAAAAACATTAAAAAAGACACTACTGATATAATTAAAGATTATGAATACTCTAGAGCAACTCTTACTTCATTAGTTGATAAAGGGCAAGAAGCAATTGATAATATTTTAGAATTAGCCCAAGAAACTGATTCTCCAAGAGCATATGAAGTAGTCGGACAATTAATTAAAACTGTAACTGATTCTGCAGAAAAGCTCATGGATATTCAGAAAAAGTTAAAGGATCTAGAACAAGAAAAACAAACAACAAATGTTACAAACAATGCATTGTTTGTTGGTACTACAAATGAAGTTTTAAGTATGTTAAAAAATGAATTAAAATTAAAACCAAATAAAACTATAAATAAAAAGGAAGACTAAAACTATAAGTATGACTTATTTTTCAGAAGACCATAAAGAGATTCAGTCTGGAAAAAGATTAGAAGTAAAAAAAGTACAATTATCAGATATTAAAAAAGAAGAACTTTCTCTTGTTGATAAAATCCTAGCAGAAATGATAGGAGATAAACCTGGATGTGATACAAAAAAGCCAAAAAAGCTAGCTGCAATTGCAAAAAAACATAAAGTCTCCATTGAATCACTTGAAAAGCAATTGCAAAAGGGTATAAAGATAGAAATGGAGCACACCACCGATAGAGGTGAAGCAGAAACTATAGCTCTACATCATTTAGATGAAATTCCCAATTATTATACCCGTCTTGTAAAGATGGAGAAGGAATCTAAAATACAAGAAGCTAAAAAATATATGTCAAAAGATGAAGATCCTTGTTGGAAAGGATATGAGATGGTTGGATTTAAAAAGAAAAAAGGTAAAAAGGTTCCTAATTGTGTTCCAGTAAGTGAGGCCGCAACCCGTCTTCCAATGCAATCTGGGCAACTCCTTAGAGTTCTTGTTAATTGGAGAGGTAAGCATTTATCAGTTCAAATGTTTTTCCCTCAATTAGGCACTCCAAAAAGAGATGAAATTCAATATGCTGTAAATAAAATTTACCCCGATGCAAGGGTTATTAGTTATGTTCCTTGTGAAATGGATTCAAGTACCCCTATTGTTCAGGTTAGAGAAGAATCTGATTTAACTGAAGATTGGCAAAAAGTTAATAAAAAAGATAGAACTGATGGTATGAGTCGTGCTGCGGTGAAGACCTATCGTAGAGAAAATCCAGGCTCTAAATTGCAAACTGCAGTGACAGAAAAAAATCCAACTGGTAAAAGAAAGTCAAGGCAAAAAAATTATTGCACTCGATCAAAAGGGCAACAGGAGATGCATAACATTGATTGCTCAGAAACACCAGATAAACCCATTTGTAAAGCTAGAAGACGCTGGAATTGTAAAAATTAATTTATATGAGTGAAAAGTATTACATGGGGAATCCTCTTCTCAAGAGGACAAATATTCCTAATGAATTTACACAAGAACAATTAATAGAACTAGCAAGATGCGCCGCAGATCCTGTTTATTTTGCTAAAAAATACATAAAAATTGTAAACATTGATGATGGTATTGTGCCATTTGATATGTGGCCTTTTCAGGAAAAGATGCTTAGAACTTTTCATGAAAATAGATTTAGTATTTGTAAACTCCCTAGGCAGTGCGGGAAAACGACTTCCACAGTTTCTTTTCTTTTACATTATGCAATTTTTAATGATAATGTATCAATTGCCATCCTTGCCAACAAAGCATCATCCTCAAAAGATATTCTTTCCAGATTACAAATATCTTTTGAAAATCTTCCCGATTGGATGCAACAGGGCATTAAATCTTGGAATAAAACTTCATTAGAACTTGAAAATGGTTCAAAAATTATAACCGCATCAACATCAGCATCATCTGTTAGGGGTGGCTCTTATAATGTAATTTTCTTGGACGAATTTGCATTCGTACCAAATACTGTAGCTTTAAATTTTATGAATTCAGTTTATCCTACAATCTCTTCCGGTAAAGAATCAAAAGTTATAATTTGTTCGACTCCATGTGGATTAAATCATTTTTATAAAATGTGGGATGAAGCTGTAAAAAAAGAAAATGATTATGTCCCATTAGAAATTCAATGGAATGAAGTACCAGGAAGAGATGAAGAATGGAGGAAAAAAACTATTGCCAACCTTGGCTCTGAAAAGGCTTTTTTGCAAGAATTTTGTACAGATTTCCTTGGCTCATCAGATACCTTAATATCTGGAGCTAAACTCCAGACAATGACCCATAACAAGCCAATAAAAACCAAAAAAGGTCTTGATACTTATGAAGAACCAATTGCAGAACATCAATATATGATAACTGTTGATGTTGCTAGAGGGGTTGATTTAGATTATTCTGCATTTACTGTTATTGATATAACTAAAATGCCGTATAAGTTAGTTGCAAAATATAGAGATAATAGTATAAAACCTATAATGTTTCCATATATTGTAAAAGATGTTGGGTTACATTACAATAAGGCATTTGTTTTATGTGAGACCAATGATGTTGGGGATCAAGTTGCAAATGCACTACAATATGATTTAGAATATCCAAATCTTTTAAGTTGTTTTATTAGAGGAAGACAAGGACAAATATTAGGTCAAGGGTTTGGTGGAACTAGAGTTGAATATGGTGTAAAAATGTCTAAAAATGTTAAAAAACTTGGCTCTATAAATCTTAAAATGTTAATAGAAGAAGATAAGCTATTAATTAACGATTTTGATGTTATTAATGAACTGTCAACTTTTGTTCAAAAATCAAACTCGTTTATGGCAGAAGAAGGAAAAAATGATGACTTAGTTGCTTGTTTAATTATTTTTGCTTGGGCATCAACCAATGAATACTTTAAAGAAATAACGGATGATGATATAAGAAAACGTTTATTTGCAGAAAAAATAGAGAATGAAGAAAACGATATACTACCTATTGGATTTATACAAACTGGGTTAGAGGAAGATACATTTATTCAAGAGGATAAAGTTTGGGAGGTTGTTCCTTTAGAAGAAATAATGGCGCTGTGGAATTATAATTTTTAGTTGTCGTTGAACCTCTCTTTTTAATAAATAATTAATAGCAAATATAATAAAGGGAGTACAAATGGCAACACCTCAATTATCTCCTGGGGTTCTTATAA